GAGCGTTACAACGACGAGATTGAAGAAATGCGTCAATATCGCCGTTCTGGTGCCACCTACGAAGAAGTTAAAATTAAAGAAGAAAAGCTTCCTGTTTACAGGCGGCTTAACCAGCTTGTTGATACGGCTAAAAAGTATGCTGAGCAACGAATTCAAACTGAACGTCCTGAGATCTGGGCTGGCATTGCTGGTCAAAAAGAAGTCGATAGACTGACTGGTCTTGGTGATATTGAAGGCGCTCAACGTACTGCTGAATATACTGATACACGTGTTGAAGAAATCCGCCGACTGGCGAATCCTTAATCCACCCATTCCCAATTACTTACTAGCGTAAATGGCTGTAACTGAAAACTTTTTTACTGGGGATGGTTCTACCACTTCCTATGTTCTTACATTTGAATACATTGATGAGGATGATGTCAAGGTAAGTCTTGACGGTTCCATTACAACTGCATACTCTTTTGCCAACGCTACTACGATCCTGTTTAACACTGCACCCGGTAATGGTGTAGCAATCAGGATCTATCGTGACACGGATATTGATGACCTGAAGAGCACGTTCTTTGCAGGTTCATCTATCCGTGCTCAAGACCTTAACCAAAACTTTGAACAGAATAACTTTGCTGTTCAAGAGATTAAGAACTACACTTGGGACAACGAAACCGATACCATCCATAGCGACGAAACGTGGGTCAGCTCTGATACCCAGATCGCCACTACCGCTGCTATGGATGCGCGGTTCCAAGATGAAGCAACTGAAACGATTGAAAGTGGTGAAACGTGGGTTAGTGATGATGATCACATTGCCACCACTGCTGCCATTGATGCTCGTTTCCAAGATGAGTTAAGTGAAACCATTACATCTTCGGAGACTTGGCCAAACAATGACGATACTATTGCCACGACTGCTGCGATTGATGACCGCATTGATACTGCTATCACTAATGATATTGGTACCGATGGTACTGGTATCACCGTAACTGACGATGGCGATGGCACTATTACTCTTGGTCTTGGGTCTGGTTCTATTGATCTCGATAGAATAAAGGCTGCTGACATTGTTACGTCGGCAGAAGCCAACCCTAATAATGATACCACGATTGCTACCACGGCTAAGATCGACGACATGATCGACGCTGCTATCACTGGCGATATTGCTATTGATAGTACTGGTCTTACCTTGACTGATGACGGTGATGGTACTATCACCCTTGGTATTGGTTCTAGTTCTGTCGATCTTGACCGGATCAAAGCTGGTGACATCATCACTCAATCCGAACAAGATTCTGGTACTACTGAAACCGACAATAACATCTTCACTGCACTAGCTGCTGCACGTCGTTTCGATACCCTTGTTCAAACTGGTAACCCAGGTACATCTACTAACTGGGAATTAGGTAAGACTTGGCTTCAAAATGATGACGATCTTACGTTGTCTATTTGGAACGGTTCTGGTTGGACTGCTGTCACCTCTGGTGGTACGTTCACTGAACAGCCTAGTGTTGTTTATGTGGACCAAGCCTCTGGTGATGACAATAATACTGGTCACCGTATTAGCACCCCTAAGGCAACCATCAAAGCTGCTATTGAGCAGATTAACGCAGAAATTACCGCTACTATTACCTCTGGTGGTTCTGGTTACGTCGAAGGTTCTTACACCACTGTTGCTTTGACTGGTGGTACTAGCACTGGTTTGACTGCTGACATTACTGTTGGCGCTTCTGGTGTTGTAACAGCTGTAACTCTTAACGACACCGACGTTCTTGAGGATTATAGCATTGGTGATGTTCTGTCTGCGGATGCTGCTGATCTTGGCGGTTCTGGTTCTGGTCTTCAGATCACTGTTGGTGGTGATGGTGACGGACAGATTGTCGTGGTGTCTGCTGGTACTTACCAAGAAGTTGCACCTATTCAAATCAAACGCCGTAACGTTTCTATCATTGGTCAAGCACTGCGTAGCTGCCTTGTTCATCCTACCACTGCAACTGAGAACAACATTCTGTTTGAATTGAACAGTGGTTCTTATATCAGCAACCTGACGTTGACTGGTATGCAGGCTGGCACTGGCACTGGTAACACTCTTGATGCTGACTTGCCTACTGATCAAGGTTGGAACTTCGGTTTTTATGATAACGCATTTATTGTCAAATCTCCGTACATCCAAAATTGTACTAACTTCTCTGATAGTGAGATTGACAACGATAACCTGAACTCTCATAACCCTGCTGGTGGTGGTGCTGGTGATACCGACTCTGCTCCTACTGGTGGCGGTATGCTGGTTAACGGTGCTGCAGTTCACGACGATTCTCCGCTCCGTTCTATGGTTGCGGACAGCTACACTCATGTCGGTCTGAATGGTCCTGGTGTTCTTGTTGTTAACAACGGTTATGCACAGATTACCAGTAGCTACGCCTTCTTTAACAAGTACCACATCAAGTGTCTGAGTGGTGGTCAGGCTAACCTGGCTGCTTCTACTACTGATTTTGGTGATCAGGCATTGGTTGCTGATGGTCGTTCTACTAACGCTATCTTTACCTCTACTACGATTGCTGACGCAGCAGATCAAGCTATTGAGTTCTTTATTGAAGGACCGACTGCGCGTACTGCAACTCCGCTGCCTTGGCACGGTACTTCTACTCGTCCCCAAAGCAATATGCTGGTGGACATCGGAGGTAACACCTATCCTATCCTGAGTAGCTCTAATACGTTTGATGCTGATGAGATTATCAGTGGTCGTGATTACACCATCCTTACTGTTGGTGACACTGATTTCACTGCTATTGGTGCAGCATCTAACACAGTAGGCGTTCAATTTACTGCTACTGGGGTTGGAACCGGAAGTGGTACGGTTACTGATGATGCTGGCTGGCGTGTAACGATTAGCCGTCCTGATCCTGCTAACCGTAACAACAACCTTGGTCTTGATGGTGCAGTTACCAGCGGTGGTGCTGTGTCCTTCTTCCTGCGTTCCCAGGTCGCTTCTAGCGGTCATACGATGGAGTACGTTGGTTCTGGTACTAACTACTCAGCTCTGCCTGAGAACGGTGGTGTGCCGGATGAATCCCGTCAGATTACTGAATCTAATAACGGTAAAGTTTGGACTGCTATCACTGACCATAACGGTAAGTTCAAGATTGGTGGTAACCAAACAACTGACCCCATCTTTGAAGTAGATCAGCAGACTGGTTTTATTACTATTCCTGAAGGTTCTATTGCCTTTAACTTGTTGTCGGATGCTACTCCTCAGCTGGGTGGTGACCTTGACGTTAACGGTAATACCATTACTGGTCTTAGTAACCCCACTGCTAACGACGAAGTAGCTAACAAAGCTTACGTTGATGCTACTGCTGGTACTCCTACCCAGATTGCACAGCTTAACACCAGCGTTGTAACGTCTGACACTGGCACTGACGGTACTATCACGTTTACGACTGATGGTACAACGGCGATGACCGTTGATAATAATCAGCGTTTAGGGGTCGGCACTACGCCAAGCACCACGTTACATACGCATACCACGTCTGCAGACAATGAGCTGCGTGTAGCGACAACAACTTCCGGCAATCCCATTGTTTCCTTTCACGCCAACGGCGGTGGTGCTCACGAAATTGGATTCGACCGAACTGATCTGGCTCTTTATTTCAAAACAGTTGGAAGCAGTGAGCGGATGCGAATCGACAGCTCTGGTCGCCTAGGTCTGGGGTCTACTTCGCCTCAGCAGTTACTACATATTCGAGGTGCTTCTGCCAATGCAGGTATTCGCCTTGAAAGTGACGGAGGCTCCGGTCAAACGTATGAGATTCGTTCGCTTACAAGCGGAGTGCTTACTGTTGGTACAACGTTGACCAATGTTTTAAATGTCACTTCAAGCAGCGTAGGGATTGGCACTACGAGTCCTAGCTCACGTCTTGACGTTGTAGGAACTGCAAACTCTGAATATATGCGTATCGGCGGTTCTAGCCGACCATTGCGTTTCAGTTGTTCTGCACAAGGTGCAGCCGACAATGCTAATCACAACATTGATGTCGATTCATCGGCAGGGAGCCTTGCGTTTTCGATTGGAACGCTTCAGAAGATGAAGCTCGACAGCTCCGGCAGGCTGTTAGTTGGCACGTCTTCTGCGCGCAGTGTTGGGGGCGATTTTCCAAGGTTCCAGTTAGAAGGTGATTCGTATGGAAACAGTTCTCCGGCGTTTATTCGTAATAGCAACGACACTTACAGCTCAGAAGTAAAAATATGTAAGACCAGATCAACAACCCCTGGCGGTTTTACCTCTGTGCAAAGCGGGGATCAGCTTGGAGCGATTGATTTCACAGGCGCAGATGGTTCCGCCTATGTAT